CACAAAGCTCAAGGTTCCGCAGCAGCTCGCAAGATGCTCACAGACTTATATCCGTCTGGCAAACCTCCTGTCACATACCAGCGCAGGGTAGACGGCATCATGGGTGCGCTTGACGACTTCAAAGGCGAGCCTAATGCCATGTCCACTCAAGACGAGGTGTTCATCGAGCAGGCCATGAAGGTCGCAATGAAGAAGCCGATGGACGGGCAGGGCGCGAAGTCTGTGGTCAATGCGTCTCGCGCACTTCGCATGACAAACAACGTCACTCTGCTTGGCTTCACCACGCTGACATCACTGGGTGACGTAGTCCTGCCTATCATCCGGTCTGGCCAGTTTGGTAGCTGGGCAAAAGGTCTCGGCAAGACTGTCACAGACCCGCACTACCGCCGTATGCTCAAGAACGTAGGCGTCGCTATGGAAAACATCGTCCATGAGCGCATGATCCACATGTATGGATCGCCTGATAACAAGGCATCACATGCGTTCTTTAACGCTACGCTTCTGACACCGTGGACAGACATGAACCGCACGATTGCTGGTGCCACTGGCTTTGAGTCTTTCGCGGCTATGCAGGCAAAAGCGTTCGACAAGTTCGTCCCTGGCAAGTCTTACGCAGAGCAGCCCGCAGCATACAAGACGGCGCACCGCTTCTTGCAGCGTTACGGTATGCAAGACTTCCTGCCTAACGGGCCAAAGAGTGGCATGTCTCTGTCATCGAGGGCAGTTGCAGACGACCTGATGGTCAACGATGACGCAGTTCGTATGGGCATCATCAAGTTCGCAGACGAAGCAATCTTCCAGCCGAACCCGAACGATATTCCGTTGTGGGCGCAGACGCCAATCGGCGCACTCGTCTTCCAGCTCAAGTCTTTCCCGCTGATGATGACACGCCTTACTGGCCACGTTCTGAGTGAGGCAAACCACGGCAACTTCAAGCCACTGTTCTATCTATCAACTCTCGGCCCTGCCTTCGGCATGGCTACGCTGTCTGCAAAGGATATTATTCAGCAGCGCGGTGGTGACGACGGAGAAAGCGCAGCCCTTCGTAAGCGCAACATCGCAAAAACGCTTGGGCATGACGAGAAGGTACACGGGGACGTCGACGACTTCCTTGGCTGGTATGTTGAAGGAATGATGGTCATGGGCGGTCTCGGCTTGTTCGGCGACGTCATCCACTCGGCTGTTAGCCAAGTAGACAACGGTGCATATGGCCAGCAGCGGATGTGGTCGACAGTCCTTGGCCCATCGTTTGGCTTGGGCAACGCCGTGATGCAAGTCGGTGCAGGTCTTGCAGACGACAGTGACAACTCAAACGCCAAAGAACGCTCGGCTACTCGTGAGGTTGCGACCCGCATCCCAGTCCTTGGTGGAAACCGCAAGTTCCGCGAGTCTGTGGTCGACGCAGTTGCAGGAGAGCAGGGCGAGAAGGGCGGTACAGGAGGCTGGGCATCCGGCTCTTGGGGAAGTGAGTGGAAATGATAACAGTCGAACAGTTCCTAGCTTGGAAGATACTGCCCCGATTTATGATGCTGGTCAGTACAGCGATGTCTTGGCGATGTGCTGAATGGTTTATGTCGCTAGATTCCCCAACGGCCTCTCAGTCCGCTTTCGTTTCTGTTGTCATGGGCGTTATGACGGGCGTCTTCGGCATCTGGATGGGGCATGAACACAAGAGCGTTTAGCAATGACAGTCGATGCCTTCTTGCTGCTGGTTTATCTCGGCACAGGTGACGCTCGCAGACTTGAGTCTGGCACGATGTATTGGAGGTCAATTAACGATTGTAATTGGTACGCAAGCCAAGTGAGCAAGAGGTACGGGAACTATGAGTACGGTGCCTACCTCGACCCAAGAGACAGAGTGACTGCCTACTGCGTACCGCGAACCGTAAACTCTGACGAAGTGAGGATATACGACAGATGATACAGGCACTAATAGGCCCAATAGCTAGTCTTGCTGGCTCTTGGATGGAGAAAAAGGTTACTGAGCAGAAGAGTAAGTCTGCCGTAGCCTTGGCTAAAGCTGAAGCTGAAGCCGAAGTTATGAAGGTCGCCGCCACACACGAGGCTGGTTGGGAAAAAATCATGGCCAAGTCCAGCGACAATAGTTGGAAAGATGAAGCGTGGACGATCCTGTTCATCATTATTATTGCGATGTGCTTTGTGCCTTTTACCCAACCTTTTGTAGAGCGTGGGTTTGCGGCTCTTTCTAATACGCCATCGTGGTTTCAATACGCTGTTTACGCCAGCATAGCGGCGTCATTCGGTTTGAGAGGACTAAAGGGGATGAAGAAATGAACATCGACAAGCTACGCGCAGACCTCGAAGCAGACGAAGGTATCAAGTACGAAACCTACATGTGCTCTGAAAACAAGCTCACCTTTGGTGTGGGGCATTTGGTCTTGGAGTCAGACCCTGAGTACAGTCAGCCAGTGGGTGCGCCTGTGTCTGCGGAGCGCGTCACAGAGTGTTTCAATGCAGACATACAGATGACGCTGGACGATTGCCGCATCATCTTCCGTGACTTCGATGGTTTTCCAGAAGAAGCTCAGTTGTGCTTGGCCAATATGTGTTACCAATTAGGCCGCCCGTCTCTTAGCAAATTCGTTAAGTCTGTGGGCTATGCAAACGATCACATGTGGTCTGAACTCAGCGAAGAAATTTTAGACAGCAAGTGGGCGAAAAGTCAGACGCCGAACCGCGCGAAGAGAATTTCTGATCGTCTGTCGTTGATTGAAGTGCCAGCCTAGTCTTTGATCTTACCTTCACCAAGTAAGGCTCCGTAGCCACATATGTCGACTGCCGAGTCTTCATGGTGAGGTGTAACGATTAGTCTGCACATCTTGAGCGCGAGCAAACATAAGTAAACCTCGTTCACCGAAACATCTTTTTTCAGAATGACAGACCAAGTCTTTGCCACGTTCTGGTGGTTTTCCCAAGCATCTCCATAATCTTTTGCTCTTGGCCCGTTAATTTTGTATCTGGCATCATCTAAAATTTCATCGCGTTTCATCAAACATCATCCCTAATTCAATTCGTTTCATGTAATTGTCCAGACGTCTGGCATCGAACTCCATCTTGGCGACCTCTTCTCTCGTCAACCGCAACTTATCCAAAGCCTTTGTGTGTTCATCTTCTGGAACATCGACAAACTGAAGACGCTCTAATATCGAAGCAATTTTGTTTTCTTGCAGGGCGATATTATAGAGTGCCTGATTGTGTTCCTCTTGTAGGTTCAGCAAATCTCGAAAATCATCCATCATTCTTTGTCCATCGGGGCATAACGCTGGTAATCAGCGCAAGCCGCTTCCGCCTCTTCATCGTGCTTTGAACAGTGCCAAAGACCTTTTTCTGTAGGAAAAGAGAACTGACAAGTAACGCAAGTCTTGGGTACTGGGGTATCACCCCAACATACACCGCGCTTAAAACACCCACGACAACGCCAGTCTTCTTCGTCTGACGCCACCTTTGCTGTCTTGTTTTGCAGTGCTCTATCAACTCTCTCCCGCAGAAAATTGAACTCGATCTCGTCGAACTCAATGATCTCGGCGTGGTACTCTGAACTGTTCTTGTTGACCGCAACAAGCATGGCTTCCGTAAAGTTTGCCATACCCATCATCATCGTGACCTGCCCAAAGTATTGAGGGTGGCTTTTCCTGACACCGTGCTTCACAAACTTGTTGAAGCTGGCATTGTTCATCGACTTGATTTCCAAGACGCGCAAGACGCCGTCATCCATCTCGATGTGACCATCCATATGACAGACGACGTGACCGCCTAACTGCTCATACGAATGTTGCCTACCAGTAAACCCGTCCTTCTCCCAGACGCGGACGTCTGCCTTCTCCTTTAAGTCTTTGACGACCTCGTCTTCGAGAATGTGGCCAAGCCGGAAGATACGCTTCAGCTTCGGGCTTGGTTCATTGTTCGGGAACCCTCTCATGTTAAAGGACAGGACAGCGTCACAGGGGTTGCCGACAATCGACGCACCAATGTAACACCGTGCTTTGCCTTCGCGCTCCTGCTTATCGTAGCCATCATCAATAGCAACGATAAGGTCTTCTACTGTCCTGACCTCACCCATGCTTAAAACGGAATATCGTCGTCAAGATCAGACGAGTTTCCTGATCCTTCTGGAGCTGTGGCTCCGGCAGGTTTGAAGTTCTTGACCTCAGATGATCGACGCATAGTCCCATCATCACCCTTCCATTCCTTGCCAAGATCGACAACAACATTGCACTCAAGACCTTTGAGCGATGCGATGTCCTCTGGCTTGTCTGGGTTTGGGTGATTGGCGGCGACCAGAAACGTCTTCAACTGACGCATACCAATGTCGACAGCTTGTGGGTTTTTGTTCGCCACATTGAAGTTTGCTGAAATCTCGCCTGTTCCATCGACAGCTTCGAGTGTGGCTTTAATCATTTTGCCACCAGTCTTAGTCGACACAACCTCTGCCTCGATGCACTTCACATGATGCACACCCTTCTGAAGACGCGATGAACCACTGCCCTCCGAAACATTGCTCAAATCTAGTGAGCCAAAACCATTCCAACTCATAATCATTATTCTCCTTCGCTGGTTTTCTTGCTGAACTCTGCGTCACTCATAGACATTCGAGCCAGCAACTCAGTAATGTCCGAAACTTCTTCGTAAGGCTTCAGACGGTTAAGAGGGTCACGCACTTTGCCGTGCCACCCCGATACTTCATCAGTCGCCACATAGCGTCTGACCTTTGGCATACCCTTCTGATCCTTCTCAGTGATGCGGACACCACAGAGGACATGGTCAAAAAGTGCGGGTATGTGCTTGGCTACAGACTTGCCTTTGACAAGCGGCCAATACTGCGTGACGTCGTTGGCGTCTTGCTCTTCCATTGCAAGACACGTCACCAAAACGTGGATCGGCAAATCCCTGATCCACTTCAATGAGCCGAGCATGAGGCGGCCATAGTCACCCCACTTTTCAAACCCATTCTTGTTGTCTTGATGTTTGTATTCGAGCCACTCAAGCAGACGCTCAGACAACTCAGTCAGGCTGTCGACGGCTACCCATTTATAGCCTTGTTTCTTGAACTCTTCGCTCTGCATCATCTGCATAATCGAGCGAAACGAGTAGTCACCATTGGCTGGATCGGCTGGGACACAATCAAGTGTCTCATCCTTTTTCTTGACGATGCGGCCATCCCAAGACGAGAACGGCAAGTAGTCGATGTCGACGTCCTCGATAGATTTCAGACCTGCTTCACCTGACAGGATCAAGCCTTTGCCGTAACGCTTCTGGTAGAAGCGACACTGGTAAGTCTTGCCATATCCGTGGTGTGCATAGAGCAACACCTTTGTCGGCCCATGTTTCTGGATATCCGACGTTTTCATTACACTGAACATAAATCCTCCTCATCATCATAATCAGTTCTGTGAACACCTTGACACACCCAAAGGTGTAACGTACACAAGACAGACATGCAATAGCAAAAACGAAAAGGAGCAAAAAAGTGAGCGCAAAGCTGAACATTTCACGGCTCATCGCAGACCTTGGTGGAGCATCAGCCGCCGCCAAGATCACAGGCACAGTAAGAACTGCGCCTTATGGATGGATCAGTCGGAACTATGTGTCCAGCAGCGTCCTTGAGAAAATCAAGTCTCACGATCCAGACCTAGATTTAGACGCCTATTTTGATGAGGAACACGATGAAACCAAAGACGAAGCTGGAAGCAGCACTAGATTATCTTGACCGTGGATGGTCAATCATACCAATCAAACCCGAAGCAAAGCGTCCAGCCATTAAATGGCTGGACTTTCAATCTCGGCTACCAACTGAACAGGAAGTTACAGAGTGGTGGACACGCTGGCCTGACCATGAAATTGCCATAGTTACTGGCGAGATCAGTGGTGTGGTTGTCGTGGACTGCGACAATGACGAAGCGGCACACGCCGCGTTCGATGCGAACATGCGCTCGACCATCAAGGTCAAAACCAAGCGTGGCTCACATCTGTATTTCGAGCACCCAAAAGACGGCATCAGACGCGGCCCTCGCGCTGGCGTGAACAGCCGTGGTGCAGACTGGCCAAAGATTAACGGCTTGGATTTTCGGGGCGACGGAAGCTACGCTCTGCTTCCGCCGTCCAAAAACTACATCTGGGATTACCCAACAGACGTGTTCGACTGGGATGAAATGCCAGTCTGGGAAGACTGGCGTCCAACCCTGAAAGAGCGGCCTGAAGCTGGAGACTTCACATTCGAGGAGCTTGACCTGTCGTCTGTGACGACCATCCACCCAGACGAGTTCATAAGCGAGTGGGATCGGACGGCCAAGTTTGTACGGGAGAACTTCCCATCAACTCTCAAGATACCAACTGGCTTGGGCAATGGTCGCAATGAACGTCTGATGCGTTACGTCAGCGAGAGCATCAGGTCTGGTTACTTTGATGCCGAGCTGCGCGTCAGAGGTCACGCCTTCATGCGCCAGTTCTTTGAGGAATGTCTGTCAGACTTCGAGTTCGAGGCAACTTGTAGCTCGATGGAGCAGAGCGAGAAGCGCAACCATCCAGAGCGGTTCAACGAGAGTGGTGAGTATATCTATAAAGAGTACCACCCAGAACATGTCGATCCAGAGCGGCCACGCAAACTGATCCAGATGAAAGATGCAGAGCAACTGCTGGAAGAAGCAGACGCCAAGACGTACTTGATCGAGCCGTGGCTACCGCACAATACAATCGTGCAGGTCTTCGGCTACTCTGGCCACGGGAAGTCGATGTTCGTGCAACACGCTATGTCTGCGATGTGTGCTGGCCGTAAATACTTTGGCCCCTTCGAGGTCGGTAAAGCTGGCCGCGTTCTCTACTTGGACTTTGAGATGGGGATGTCCACGATTGCCAGACGTTTGATGGAGATGAAGCAAATCCACGGCGACACGCAGGATCGCATGAACATTTGGACACCGTTCGTGGACAAGAAAGAAATCAACCTGCACAAGTCTGAGGGCATGATGGAGTTGCAGGAGTGGATCAGGTTCGCAGACCCAGACGTGGTTGTCCTCGATACCATCCGTTCAGCTTATCCAGGGATGGCAGAAAACTCGGCAGACGAATGGTCAAAGGTGAACCAGCTCGCCGTCAAGCTCAGAAACTCTGGCCTGTCTGTCGTGCTCGTGCATCACAGCAACAAGCCAAGTGACAATGGTATGGGCAGGGAAGCCGGATCAACCAACCAGCTTACAGTTCTGGAGACTCAGATCAGGGTAACGCAAGTCTACCAAGACGAAGAGACAGCTAAATCAAATGCCGCGATATACGACGGGGCTTACGACAACCCGATATGGCCTCAACTGGAGAGTAAACTACCCGCTGATTTCCGAATGTACATGGTGATGGAAATTCGTTACGGCAAAGTCCGTGAGTGGACAGACCT